GTGTTTCTGTTGGATTTGTTGTAGAAGAAAATGATGAAACAATAACAATCGTATCTCACATGACAGGAGATAACGAGGGAACTGATATTGATGGTTCATTAGTATTAGATAAATCGTGGATTAAACATCGTGAAGATTTAGTAATCCCATACACGCCTGATTTTGATATAACAGGCACAATTCAATCTTGGTTGGAGAAAAAAAATGCCTAAGAAAATAGATAAAGAAAAAGAACAAGCATTCATAGAATACTTTTGTGAAGGAGACAGTGCTGGGAATGCAACTCAGTCTGCCATTAAAGCTGGATGGTCTAAAGATAAATCGCCAAGACAAATGGGCGCTTATCTTAAAAATAAATATAAGCAAGAAATTAGAGATAAGAATGAAGAAAGAATCTCAGGCACATCAGGTATGGCTATATCTGTTCTACAAGATTTATTGTTAAATTCAGAACAGGATACTGTTAAATTAAACACAGCTAAATTATTACTTGAGCTTGGAAACTTCTCTAGTCAGACTATAAATCTAAATGTAGACAATACAAAACAAAAATCTGATGAAGAATTAATACAGGAACTTAACACTTTAATGCAAACTATCCCTAATTTTGCTCCAAAGATGAAAGGATATGCAGAAATGAAAGAAGAATCAGATCAAATCGATTCTAACGAGCAAATTGATACCGAGAAGCGTGTTGTAAATTAGGCATGACTGGTTGCCTATGGACACCCATAAAAACGCCTTCTAGGGGTATATATGGAGCTTGATTTCTTACCAATCGTACTTAGAATCGTGATATAGGCCCTTTTCAGGCTTTTTTTGGAGTTTTCTGACCTTAACTTCAGACTCTTTAAAAGAAACTGTTTCAGGTAATCTTTCAGACTCAGCAATTACTTTCCTTATTGCATCTTTTTCATCTGTTGCTTGGGTGCAACCACTAAAGACCACTGTACAGCGATACACATAGTAATTCTTTTTCATTACTCTTTCTCTTTAGGGCAATAAACCTCTACATAAGAACCACAGTTAGGACATGACAAGTTTGTTACAATAGAATATTCTTCACTATCTTCAACATCATGATCCCCGCCCCAAATTAATTCTGTATTACAATGCCAGCATTTCATAATTATTTATCCTTTAAAAAAGTTAATATTTTTCTTCTGTTTTTTATTTCTTTTTCTTTCTTTTCCCAAACCTTTCTGCATTTTTCTTCTTGGTCTATAAGATATCTTTTTGTAATATTAGGACACCCCCAAGGAAAATTACTATCACATTCAGGCTCATTAGGGTCTAATTTATCTAGTCTATCTAAAACAGCTATATCTTGTTTGGTAAACTGCCCTGTTATTTGATTTTCTTTCATCCACTCGTACCTTGTTTTATTTATTCTACTCATGAATCCCCCAGTTTTTCTAATGCAGATTGCTCTACTTCTATTAAATGTGCTATTAGTTCTTTGTAATCTTTTTTAATCTTCATATACACTCCTTTTTTTAATCCCATGATAGCCGACCTTGAAAAGTCTGACCACACAAATATCCCATCATGACAATGTAAACACTTATCTACACTATCCTGGAACACCACCTGTCCTGTTCCATTACAAAAGAAACAAGTAGTATCGGTAAATAATTCTATAATTCCTGTATGTGCTATCTTTTTAATAAAATAATCAGGTAACTCATGTTCATTTTTAAGAAAAGACTCAGCATATTTAATCAAATCATGTGTTGCTGATTCATCTTCTAAATACTTTCCCATTAAAATATTAAGCTCGGCTTTAACGAGATTAGCATAGGATAGTATAGTAGATACTTCTTGTGGTGTTATGGAGTCATGCGACTTGCCACTCCCAATACTGCCCATGTCTAATGACTTCGGTAGTAAAATGGTAAGTAAATCTAGTTTCATTATTTTCTCCAAATACGATACTGTAATGGCTTACCAGTTTCTTTTACTTGCCTAAAAGATAAAGGTATTTTTTCTTCCCAAGCCCTATGCCTTACTGCATCTACTATATAATAATCATCTACCAAGAAACTTTGTCCTGACTCCAACTTATATAATACATCATAATACTTAGAATATTTGCTAGTACCTCTAACTGGTAGATTATCTTCTATCTCTATCATGTTCTCCTCCATTGTATAAATTTATTAAATGCTATATCTTTTTTAGTTGTTTCAGCTACAGTTATTTTTTCCATATGTTTATGTAAACTTTTTGCTGGGTCTTTTGTTTTAATAGTTCCATCTCCCAAGAGAATCTCTAATGCTTGTTTTAAATTACTAATAACATGGTAGTTTGGACTAAATCTTTTAGTTAAAATATCCATTTCTAATGTATATTGGTTTTCTTTATCAGTAATTAATTTTAAAAGAGTAATCTTTCTGTTATAAGAGCAAATCAAATCCACAGTATAAGAGTGAGAATCAACCCTTATAATTTTTACTTCTTTTTCTTTTAAATATTTTATAATTTTAGTTAATCTTCTTTTCCATTCTGCTCTGTAATCCCAAGTCATATCCTCTCCTTTATGTATTGCAGCAGTTCTTCTTGACTACCATATTTTTCTTCCCAAACCTTATTACCTAAATGATGAACCCCTTGTGAACCCTGATGATGTTCATGGCACAAAGGCAAGGCATGAATACTTTTTTTACCCATACCTGCCCCAGTAATATGATGTATACAAGGGGTGGAGTATACACCATATTCTCGTTCACAAACCACGCAACCAAACTCAACTAACTTTTTATAATGTTCTCTAGTTTCTTTATTTGGTTTTTTTGCCACTAACCTAGTTCTCCAGTAAGTTTCATTTCACCTCTAATATTAGCTGACTTAGTTCTAAATAAGTTACAAGACTCTTGTATAGTATTTATTTCATGTCTTAATTTAAGATACTTTCTTTTCTCGGTCCTAACTAAATCGATGTATTTGACTACATCTTTGTGTACTTCTGCCATAGCTTCTCTATCTTTAACAGTTAAACCTTGATCCTTGGTTTCTAGAAACACAGTAGCTTTAGTAACTTTCATCATTGATTCATAGTATTGATAGTTAGATTCAGCATCTGCTAACTCTCCCGCTTTCTCTCTCCAATTTATAAGAGCCTTTTCAAGCTCAACATCTCCTAATCTAATCATTTCTTAACTCCTATTAGTTTAGTTTTTAATTTATTCGGAAGTTCAGCAAAGGTTTCCTGAGATTCTTCGGCCATGTAAAGCTCCACGAATAAATCCTCTTTTTTATTTGTTACATATTCGGGAAGTTTGTGCATTTCTCTCCCGCCCATTTGTTTATATATTTTTATTGCTCTCTCATCTTTGACCTCTTTATGTTTAAAAAAATCGTTGAATGTTGATCTTATAGAAACCTCAGTATTTTTCAATGACTTGGTTATATGACAGACTTGCGGTTTCCACTCACCATCTTTGCTCTCGCAATGTAATACAAAAGCGGCCATACAATCATCTAATGAAAATTTTTGAAGACTTAACCAAAACATACCTTTTTGCACATCATTTAATGGTTGTTGTCTTGGGTATTGTTTTTCTATAACATCAATAAAAGCGCCAAATTCTTTATTATCCATATCATTCATAGTTAGTTAATTAACACAATCTTAACAGAAAACAAACCCGAATAAAAGGTTGTACAAAAATGAATATATGATATTATCTCTATAATTAACTAAATATTTGAGGAAATATTATGAATAAACTTAAAATAGCAATGAACGAGTTCCAAAAACTTGCTGTTCATGCAACAAAAGGCGGTACTAATCCGCATTTTAAATCAACTTACTCATCTTTAGAAGATGTAATAGCTGCGCTAGAACCCGCTGCTCAACTAGGTCTTGTATATACACAAAGTATTGGATTTAGCGAAAGTCATACATGGGTTAAAACAACTATTAGTCATATTGAAGATGAAGCAACTATAGAGTCTACTGTTCCAGTAATTGTTAGAGATACTAACTCCGCGCAAGCGCTTGGAGCAGGTATAACTTATGCTAAACGCTATGGTTTACAGTCTTTGTTTGCATTGCCTTCTTATGATGATGATGGAAATGCTGCTGAAAAGAGCGCGGAAACAAAAATAACTGATCCAAGTGTTAAAAACATAGATTCAGCTAAAGATAAATCTAAAGCTGTTACAAATGAAATAAAAAAAGGAGGTCTTAAAGATGGCAAAACCGATGAGCAACAGCTCGCCAAAGCGTTACAATCTGAGAAGTAGTCTGTTTAAAGACTATGCTTTTGGATTAAAATACAAATCTGCGGGCCAATTTTATATGTCGCCCACAGAAAGAGCAAGAAGACTACAGCATGATCTTAACAATACTGAGCCTGTTATGCCTGACAGAGCCTTACCTTATATTGAGTACGGCAACAAGCATGAAATGAGCGGTATTGCTAAACATATCTTAGTAAATCAAGAAATGTGTAAAGATTATGGTGATAATCAGCAGAATTATGTAATTCAAGACTGGTTGAACCTAAAAGAAGATGTTGTGGTAGACATATCCACAACTCCCGATGGTTTATCAATGGATGATAGCCGAATTATTGAGGTAAAATGCAGTAAAATGGGCCAAGGATTGTATCCTGAGTTCCCAAAACAGTATTTACCACAGATAGCGGGTCAAATGATGATACTTAATATGCTAAACATACCTGTAAAACAAGTAGATTTAGTTAATTGGAATCCTACAGAATCTAAAATATGGACATTCGAGAGAAGTGCGGATTACGAGCAGTATCTGATTGACAACTTAGAACACTATTCTTTGGCGTTGTTAGGCAAGCATGAACTTGGCAAACCAACACAATATAGTGGTAAATTAAACATTAACTTAGTATACGGAGCTTAAAATGACAGTAAAAACTGAATATTTAACAGTATGGGTTAGCAATGATATAAAAGATGAGCCTGAAACAGCTGCTTTTCTTGATATGATTACTAGAAAAAAGGAAGAAAATGGTAAAAATGTTCCTATCTTTAGCAATAAAGAAGTAGAAGATAGTAATAAACAAAACAAAAACCCAAAGACATACGATGTAGCCATCTTTATAAATCAATCTCAAAAAGGCACTATCTATGGCAATATACAGCTTAAATCTGAGCCACCTGTGAGCAAAGATGAAAGTGTGTTTGCAAAAGAGCCTGTAAGACAGGTGGATGAAGTTGATGATGGTATTCCATTCTAGTTATGGGCAAAGGAAGTAGACAAAGGCCTAGTCAAGTTTCCGATGAAATACTCGGAAACAACTGGGATGCTATCTTCACAGGAGTTAGCGTAGAAAATGCATGGCAAAAGTATATTGCAGAACTTGTGGTTAAAGAGCCTAACCGAGTCTTTTCTAAAGAAGAACATGATAGTTTTGTAAAAGCATACAAGGAGAAAAATTGTGAGTAAATACGATCCTGATTATTACAGGAAAAACAAGGAAAAAATTGATGCCAGGAACAAAGCGCAGTATAAAAAGACTGCTGATAAGATACTGGCCGCAGCAAAAGAAAAAAGAAAACTAAGGACCGATGATGAGATAGCAGCTGAAAAAGCATATCGCAAAGAATACTATCTAAAAAACATCGAACACTTAAAAGAAGCTAGTAAATCTAGATACTATGGCACTAAAGAGAAGCTAAAAAGACTAGAGGAGCTAGAAAATAATCTTGAATCAGAAGAAGATTCATAGTATTGTTTACATATCGAAGGATGTAACTGGGCAAACATAATTGTATCATGGTGTTATGTTTGCCTTCCTTCCTTCCATCTTTCCAAAGATCACCCGCAAATAAAATCTATATTAGAGTTTTCTAATATTAGAATATTAGAATGTACTAATATACTAATATAGATTTACATTAGAATATAATAATATTCTTATATAAAATTAAATGAAATTAATTATTGATTTTTGTATTAAGATCATTAATATTAATACATGGGATAGATAGGTAATAGCATACAATTAATTGTACTGGTCAGTATGCAGACACTTTACAAACCTATTTATCCTTTAAATTAACATTGGAGATATAAATGATAAGTAAAGAAAAAACAGTAAGCATTAGAGATGAAAAGCTAAATGAAGATTTTTATATGCCTATAAGAATTGGCAAAAAAGAAAACTTTAAAGAGTGGTTAATTGAAAATTCAAAAGATATATCTAAAGGCAGATATAGTTTTAATAAATTAACATTGGAGATATAAATGAAAGACAAAGAATTTATTAAAGAAGTTTTTGAGATTGCGTTTGGCGATTCAGCAAAATGCGTTCCCGAAGCAACAGGCAAACCTAGAGAATTTACCAAAGAAGAAGTATTGGAAAAACTAATGGAATTTAGCGATAATGCTTTGAATTGGGAGAATAGAGGAGAAAAACAATGAGTAGATTATTCAACAATCAATATTTTGATGATCTCGAAGAACTCGGAGAGATAACTACTGAAAAAGCGATAAAGAATTTTAAATCTAGAAGCGGCCTAACTAGATATGAAATATTAGATATAACAGGCCAAAAAACAAAGGAGATCAAGCATGATAGATTTAAGTGAGTTAACATGATAGAAGCGATAGAATTACTTTTAATTATGATGATAATTACTTTTTTAGCTACAGGTTAAAATAGTGCGCAAGGGCGGGATAATACCCGCTCTTGTTTTCCCTCCCTCCCTCCCTCTTTTTATACAATTTTTAAAATTTTAGCGGTTAAATATTAGAATATTTGAATATTAAAATATTAGAATATTATAAATTTCTAATATAAAAAATAATTTTTATTTTTATTAAAA